TCTGCCGTCTGGGCGCATCCTTTGTTATCCCTATGCCAGACTGGAGGAAGACGGCGTCACCTACGCCAAGGCGGCATGGAAGCCCGCCGCAGACGCCAAGGAATGGCCCCGCGCTCGCCTGTGGCGTGGTCTGGCCTGCGAGAACGTCACACAGGCGACGGCCAACGACATCTTGCGCCATGCGCTGCGGACGTTAGACGGCTGGGGTTTTGAACCCGTGCTGCATGTGCATGACGAGATCGTGTTGGAGACGACGGACCCTGAGGCAACCGAGCAGGCTATGCAACGCGCGATGTGTACGCCGCCCGCATGGGCCGCTGGTCTGCCGCTGGGAATCGAGACGCATTCGATGATACGCTACGGGAAGGGGTAGGACATGCAAGAGCAAGAATTTTACGACTACATCACGGGGCTGGCCCCAGCGGGCGAGACGGCGCTACTGGTGCGCCAGAAGCCCGTCATGCGCGATGGCGAGCAGCAGACGTTCCTTGACGGTTCGCTGAAGTACACCTGGCCCGCCTACATGCCCACCAAGCCGCGCAAGGAGGGCGAGGCGTGGTATCTCAACACCGGCTCGTTCATGGTGTCGCGTTTCTTTGACGGCAAGCCTAGCGCCAGCGCAGCGAATTGCGAATACGTCCTGTGCATGATGCTGGACGACATCGGCACCAAGTCCAAGGTGCCACCGTTGCCCCCGACGTGGATCATGGAGACCAGCGAAGGTTCGTTCCAGTGGGGCTACGGCTTCAGCGAGCAGCCGTCCAAAGGCGAGTTCAGCGCGGCCATCACGGCCATCGCCGAGGCGGGTTACACGGACCCAGGCGCGGTCAATGCGGTACGTAATTTCCGCATTCCCGGTTCAGTCAATCTGAAGCCCGGTCGCGATCTCTTCCGTTCGCGTCTGATCGAGTTCGACCGTACTCGCGAGTACACGCTGCCGCAGATCTGCAAGGCGCTGGGCGTCACGCCAGCCGAGGCCGACACCGCGCGCGTCCTGTCGTTCAAGCTGCGCGACACCGGCAAGGACACGGTGCTGGAATGGCTCAACGACAAGGGTCTGGTGCTGTCGCACACGAACCCAGAGGGCTGGATGGGCATCGTCTGCCCCAACCATGCCGAGCATACGGACGGCCAGATCGGAGCCCGCTACAAGCCGTTGGATCGCTCGTTCTGTTGCTACCACGGCCACTGCGAGGGCTTCAACACGCAGGCGTTTCTGTCGTGGGTCCACGCCAACGGTGGGCCGCGCGTCTCGCCAGGTCTGCGCGACGAGTTGTTGGCCGAGCATATGCAGGCGGCGATATCCAAGCTGTCGCCCACCGAGGCGTTTCCTGACGAGGCCGCCAAGGTCATCGCCGAGGTGGAGCGCAAGGAGGTCGGACGCGTTGACAAGGCGAGCTGGTACGAGCGATTCGCCTACATCGTGGAAGACGACGCCTACTTTGACATGGACGCCCGCACCGAGATTAGCCGGGGCAGCTTCAACGCCATTTTTCGCCATGTCAATTGCAAGTCGATCCACGTCACCGGCAAGACCCCGCGTCGGATCGAGGCCAGCGTCTGCTACGACGAGAACCGCAGCGCCGCGAACGCTAGGCTGCTGCGCGGCATCACTTACGCCGCTGGCGACGGGGTGCTGGTGTCGCGCGACGGCGACGTGTACGGCAACCGCTGGCGCGACGCCCGGCCTGACCTGACCGGCGTGGCCGCTGGCGACGTGTCCCGGTGGCTAAACCACTGCCGGGTGCTGGTGCCCGAGGAGGCCGAGTTGAACCACTGCCTCGACGTGATGGCGTTCAAGCTTCAGAACCCCCGCGTCAAGGTCAACCACGCGATCCTGCACGGCGGCGACGAGGGCTCCGGCAAGGATACGATGTGGGCTCCGTTCATCTGGTCCGTCTGCGGCCCAGGTCTCAAGAACCGTGGTTTGGTGGACAGCGACGGCCTGACCTCGCAGTGGGGTTACGCGCTGGAGTCGGAGATCCTGATCCTGAATGAGCTGAAGGAGCCCGACGCCAAGGAGCGCCGCGCGCTCGCCAACAAACTGAAGCCCATCATCGCCGCGCCGCCGGAGACGCTGCCGATCAACCGCAAGGGCTTACATCCCTACGACATGGTCAACCGCATGATGGTGCTGGCGTTCACGAACGATCCCGTGCCCATCTCGATCTCGTCCAGTGACCGCCGCTGGTTCTGCATCTGGAGCGCTGCCGGTCGTATGCCCGCCGACGAGGCGCAGGCGATGTGGATCTGGTATCGTAACGGCGGGTTCGAGACCATCGCCCGGTGGCTGGCTGATCGCGACGTGTCCAAGTTCAACCCATCTGCGCCGCCTATGTGGACCGAGTTTAAGGAAAACCTGATCGAGAACGGCATGAGCATCGCCGAGTCGTACATCGTGGATTTGATCCGTTCCAAGACCGGCGAGTTTGCCAAGGGTGTCGTCGCCACGCCATTCTTCAAGCTGTGCCAGTTCTTGACGGTCAACGCGCCTGGTGGCGTCAAGATCCCGCAGGCGGCGCTGCTCCATGCCCTCAAGGAGGCCGGGTGGGTGGACATGGGGCGCATTGGATCGTTTGAGCATTCCAGCAAGCGCCACATCTACGCCGCCCCTGATCTGGCGAAATCGCAGACCAAGAGCTTTCTGCGGAACCTGTTAGAGCCTGTCGCCAGCGCGGATAGCAACGTGCGCGATTTCCCCGGCAAGAAACCCTGAACGAAAGACCCCCGGTTGCGTGAGCGACCGGGGGTAAGTGGGCGTGTCGAACAAACACTAGGGACTAGACCGTCAGACAGCCTGTCTGACGCGCCGGAGCGGATGCCCCGACGATCCGGCTCTCACCGAATCTGTTTAGCGGCACGGGCCGCATGTTCATCATCTTCGCGCAGCGCGTGTGTCGCGGCGGCCCACGCGTCTTCGATCTCGCGTGGGGGCAGATCTTCAATCACGCGCAGGTTAGCACGTAGGTTTTCAATGCGATACTCCAGCGTCTCGACGGCATCGATGATCGCATCCTGTTGCGCGTTTTCGTCGATCTGAAGCACCGCCAGCAATCCCGCAATCTCGCGTTCCATCTCGTCATGGAACGTCTGTTTCTTGCGGCCTTCGCAGTAGTACGCCAGCAGCGCCGCTTCATGGATCGCCTTGGCTGCGATCTGGATCTTCACATACGCGACTTCGTCATGCTCGTTGATACCGATTTTGAATGTCATAGTAGGCTCCCCTTGTTGACGATGGACCATCGCACGTCAGCGCGATGGTGTAAAGGATTATTCTGCGTTCAGTGCTTTGCGGGCAACTCCTACTATATGAACGACAATGGGATGCGCTGTTTGCCGTTCTTGCTCAATAATCGCCCGCAACGCCGCCTCCAGCTTCTGAGAATAAGGTTGCCACGTACTTTCGCAGCGCAAGTAGTATTCCAGAAGCTCAATGTAGTCGGCGGCATCTTCAGCGAGTTGGCTGCAAGTGCTGTCGCCATTAGATGCTTCTGCGCGCAGGCCAACGACGATGTGGCCGTGATGCAGTTTGTTCATATCAATCATTTTTCCCCTCCTTCGGAAATGCACCAAAGCACATGCATGACGGGATTGGCTCCATGTAATGCTTGCAGTCGGCGGAACAGTCGCAGACCAACTGACGCAAAATACGTTCCAGCATCTCGATGCGGTCTGCTGCTCTATCGCATACAAGACGGTCTGGCGTTCTCCATGACATAGCTGCTTCACGCAGCAGCTTCACAAGATCAGTCATTTTTCCCCTCCAGTGCATTACGGGCAAGCTCTTCAATTGCAGGCCAATGATCGTCATATGCAGCATCAACTGAGTACTGATCGACCCAGCTCAACACTTCGCGCAAAGCCACCTCCAGTTTCTCGATGCGGTCAGTGCCAAGATAGAACTTCCGTTCGTATTCTTCGACCTTCGCATTTGCCCTTTGTAACGCCGCCTCCAGCTTCTCAATGCGGTCGGCGGCTTCATAGGCTATCTCTTCACTGACGCGGAACACCTCGGGATATTCTCCTATAGCCCTATCTGCCGCATAACGCAGCCGCTTCACAAGATCATCGCTCATTTATTTTTCTCCCCATCGTCAGGTTGGGGCGCCCGCGCACGTCAGGATTAGGCCAGACCCATATCTCGCCAGTGTCGTCTTGGATGCAAACCCACAACAGATGATGCTCGTCGCCGTTGTCGATCAGAAAATGCGCCAGCGCCCGCCCCAGTGGCGTGGTGAGGGGCATGGTCGGATTGAGTTGCAGAATCATCCCCGGCCCTCCGTCAAGAACGCAGGCGCGTCCAGTGGCTCATCGCCTAGCCGGTCGGGCATGGTAGCGCGGGGCATGGCGGCGGGCGCCTGCGCCTGCACCAAGTCGCGCACGACCAGTTCGAAGTAGCCCGCGCCGTCCTGCCAGTGGTCGAGGAACGCCGGGTCGCCGCACAGGATGCGAGCCATCTTATCGGCGATGACCTCCAGCGCCTGCGCTTGAGCGACGTCCAGCCGCTCCCAGTTGCGCGAGGAGCGCATCAAGTTCTTGATGGCTTGCGAGTAGCCCGCGACCTCGCGGAACGCGCCGTGGGTCTGTTCGCGGTCGCGCAGGATCTGGTCTGTGATGCTCATTTCTTACGGTCCTTCGGTTGTAGGGCGTTCATGATGGTCGTATGGTCGCGATTGCAGTAGATCGCTATCTTCTTCAGCGACCAACCGTGCTTGCGTAGGGCCTTGTACACGTCCGCGCGGGCGGCGGTGTAGGGCAGGGTGCGGCTTGGACCCATGGCGTCGGTCCAGGTCATGCCATGGGGCACGAGGGCGGCCTGAGCGATGCGCCGCGCGGCGGACATGGTGTACTGAAACGACGCCGGGGGCAGTTCCGCCACGGGCGGTTCGGGCGCCGGTTCGGGCGGCGGGGGCGGCGCGATGGCCGCCGGGTGAGGCGCAGGACCGGCGTTGAGACGCGCGCGGACGGCCTTGTAATGGTCTGACAGGGCGAGGAAGTAGTCGCTCAAGGGACCATCTCCATCAGCCAGCGGCGGGCGTCCGCTTCGTTGCGGGCGTAGCCCAGCGCGCCCAGGACGGTCACACAGCGCCATGCGCGGGTGTGGGTGCGCTTGTAGCGGACAGGGCCGTAGTGGCCCAGCAAGCGCCCGTAATAGGACACGGTGCGCGTCGCGTCGGGGTGAGTTTCGGTTGTGATCATAGTTTCCCCCATTGGTCGGCCATTGCGTCGGCAATGCCTTGGTATGTTCGATTGCGTTCGCGCCAGCGGTTCGGGCCGGGCGGCATCTTGTGAACGCGCGCCTCGCGCCCGCCCACTATATTGGTCGGCCACAAGGGCGGAAGCCCCTTAAGCCACAAACAAGTTTTTTTCGTCTCGCCATGCCCGAATTGCCAAGGCTGGATGATCCAATCGGGTTTGCGAATGTGGCTCGATATGATGCTGACAGGGTTTTCCAGCGCAATGCGCGGGATGGGCGCGGCGAGCAGGTCGCGCACGAAGGCGAGCGCCTGCGTCTGTTCCTCGCGCTTGTCTTTGAACCAACGCGCTTCGCTGACCGCCAGATGCGTACACGGCGGGTGTGCGATCATCAGATCCCATTGCTGGCCGTAAGCGGCGGCGAGCGCGTCGCCTTGTATGTGCCACGCAGGGTCGCCTTCGCAAGGTAGCAAGTCGCAGGACCATGCATCATACCCGCGCGCCCGGAAGGCGTCGCGCACGGTCGCGCTGAATTCGCAGGCGATTAACACGCGCATCTTAACCCCTCCTGTTCTGAGCGCGCACCGCGCGCAGGATCTCGTGCCCATCGCTCGCCCACACGCCGGACGCGCAAGGGCACGGGTGCGAGGGCAGGACGCGCGCCAGTTCGCGGGCCTGTAGCGCGCGCACGGCGGCCATGACGGCCTGCCCATACGCGTGACGGTCGGCGTCGGGGTCGCGCCTGTAACGGTCCAAGCCGGTGAGGTGGGGGTAGGATTTCTGATCGGCGTAGAAACCGTTCATGTCGTCATAAGTGCGGATTTGCTTTGCCATGGTCAGACCTCCAAATCTATAGCGCCAGCATGGCGACTAGTGCGCCCACGACTAGCATTGACATCAGGGTTAGCAGGGCTTCGATGATCGCGATCATTTGCAGGGCCTTTCGGTTGTGTTGGGGGCGGGGGGCGACGCGCCGGATGGCGCGCCGTGGGGGCGATAGGGCGGATGGGCGTCACACGCATGTGAGGGCCGCATACTTGGCGCGGCGGGCGGCGCGCAACTCTTTTTTGAATTCTTTCGTGTAGCGGGCGTTAAACGCCCGCAAGTTTGCGAAGGCGTATTTGAACGCCAGATCAGCGGCGCAAAACTCAGGTGAGAATTTTACGGCGTCCGGCGTCAAGCCCATAGGACCGGAACCCACGCCGGGAATGGCGCGCAAGGTCGCGCTCGTCTCGTCCACAAGGCGGTTTAACGTATCGCGCAAGGCGGTGGCTTGTTCGAAGGTCATGATCAAGCCTCTTCCGATTCGGTTTCGATGTCGTACGCGTCGCGGTAGGCGTCGCGCATGAAGTCGCCAATTTCGTACCATTCGACATCTTGAAGGAACGCGCGGGCGTATTCGCGGGCGAGGGTGTTCGCGCCGTCCTCTACCAGATCCATCGCGTAATCCTTCAACGCTTGCGCCAAGTCATACTTATCAAGCTTGTGCCAACCCATGTCGCGCAAGTCGATGCCGTCGAAGATCTCAAGGTTGACGCGCCAGGTGGCGTAGTTGGTCCAGCCGTTGCATTGCTCGCTGAGAATGGTCATTTGCGTTTGTCCTTTCATCGTTTGGCGTCGTTTGCGCCGTTTCGATACAAATCACTGTAAAGGATTCTTTGGCATTAGCAAGCGGAAAATGCAAAAAAGGCGAAAAAAGATTTTAGGCTGTTTTTTGGTCGTCTGTTAGTCGGATAATTAGAGGTGTGAAAACGCCGGAATTGCGGGGCTTTTGGTTATTTAGGTTATGGGTAGGATATATGTTAAGAAGATTATAATTATACATATATAGAATGTAGAATAGAATTGTAGGCCGTGACTTGTGCGCGCGTGGGTGCGACTGAAACTCAAAAGACTATCTGCCCAAATGGCCAAACAAGCCCCATTGCGCCCGCGCGTCCAGGCGCATGGCATGGGCGCATTAGGCACATTGGGCTATCGCTTGCGTATAGCCCAAATGGCCTAACACCATGATGCGCCAAGCGAGCGCAGGACGCGTTGTGCGACTGTCGGAGCA